TGCATATGTTCCGCGCACTTCCAGCCGGGGTGTTACCACCCGCGGACGGGGAGAGCGTAGCTCAGCTGGTAGAGCAACTGACTTTTAATCAGTAGGTCTCGGGTTCGAACCCCGACGCTCTCACCAAAATTCAAATACTTAGATGGCGTCGTGGGACTTTTTGGGACAGCCAGAAAGTCCCACAGTCCCATGGACTGAAATCCCACCAGAAATGCTACCACTTGCCGATAGCCATCTTGCCGCGCTGGGGGATGCGGTCGCCGGGCATGACGTAGATCACCCGGATTTCGCGACAGCCGCAGCGCGGGCAACGGAGACGTTTCGCCAGGTCGGCGACCGGGAAATCACGGCCGCGCGTGGCGACGAGCGTCATCATGTCGAGGTTGTAGCTCCACTCGCACTTCGTCGCCGATCGGCCGTAGTCGATCATGCCTCGAGCGCATCGCGCCATGAGGTGCCAGTCAGCATTCCAAGCTTCGCCCAGCGTTTCGATCATCACGATCGAATGCCAGAACGAAATGAGAACATCAAGAGGGAATTGAAACGACCTGGCGCTAGCGCAGGCTAGGGATCTGCCGATCCTGCCGGTCCTGGCGCACCAGGATCTCGCGAACGACCTTCACATCGCCGTTCAGTTCGTTGACGGAGGAGGTCAGATCCTTGATCGAAGCGAGCACGGATCCGACGGATTGCTCGCTGGCAGACATGCGGAAGCCGAGGGTCTTGAGGTCGCCATCTGTCATGGACTGCTTCTCCTCGACCGTCTTTAGCCGCTGATCAACGCGCGCCGCCGTCGTTTCGGTCTGGACCATAATGTCCTTGCGCCAGTTCTGCAGCTCCTCGATGTCGCGGCTCTTGTTCGCCGTAACCCAAACGCCAGTGCCAATCGAGGAGGCGATCGATAGAGCACCGACGAGCAGCATGACGCCGGTGTTGAAATTCGCCCCCATCTTCTTTGCGCGCTCCGACATCTGCATCGTATCGTCTCCGTTTTGATCAGTCACGGCAGGCCCTTCACTTCCGGCACATTGGATCCTTACCGCACTGGACATTGTGTGCGGCGACTTCATGAACGAACGGGCGATCGTTGGCGAAAATGAATTCGCGTGTCGCGGCGCTCGGATGCAACGCGGCATAGCCTGCCCCGTCAATGGCACCCTTCGTCGCGCCACACGCCGTTAATAGCCCGGCACAGCTCAGGATCAGACATGCTCTGGACCTTTTCATCGGTGATGTTCCTTTCCTTGAGCTGGTTGAAAATGGCTTGTGTCTGTTCGGCCTGACCTTCGGCCTTGCCGACCGCGACACCCTTCAGGTAGACGCCGCCGATCGCCGCCATGATCGCGAGAACGATGACGATCGGGATCCAGTTATCCTTGAGGAAGAGACCGATCACAGCGCCCATCAACCTTGCTCCACTGTGCTGGTCGACTTCCACCAGCCGTAGAGCGCGTAGCTGGTCAGACCGACGCCGATGATGGCGGCGGCGGCCAACAGCAGCTGTGAGGCAACGTCGGCGGCCTGGAAGCCGGTTCCGGTCATCTGGGCGGCGGCATCGGAGATCTGTCCGCGCATGGTTGCCAGCAGTGCCACGGGCGCCATGCCCTTTGCGGCGTTCTGGACGGCCGGCACGGCGCTGAAGGACATTGCCCCCGGCCGCTCCGTCGCCGTCACCTGGTAGGCCTTCAGGGCGGCTTGCGTCTGAGGTCCGGCAACGCCGTCGACCGTCAGGCCCTTGACCTGCTGAAGCGCCTTGATGCTGTCGCGGGTGGCCGGGCCGTAATCGCCGTCGACCTTGAGCGTGTAGCCGGCACGCACCAGCAGCGTCTGCAGCTCGCGGACGCCAGCGCCGGAGGATCCCATGCGCAGCATGCCGGTGGCCGGCGAGGGCGCCACAGCGCCGCCATAGGCCGCGAAGGCCTTCGCCATCTTGGTATCGTAGGCGTTGACCTTGTAGCTCGGCCCGTTGTAACCGCGCGCAAAGCCGGCCCAGTCCTGCCGCTCGATTTCGTCGAGCAGCCCGTTGCGCTCGATGAAGCGCACCATGACCTCGACCTGGTTGCCGAGACCGCCGCAGACGAACAGACGGAAAGCCTCGGCCGAGGCGAAGCCCAGCACCTTCCAATGCACGCCCATAACCTGGCCGACACCCCAACTGAGGGATGAGATCGCCGCGTCGCGATCGATGTCGCACATCGCCGAGAACATCCGGTAGCGGTCTTCCTGCAATTTCGGGTTCTTCACCCCGCCGACAACGGGGGAGGCCAGGCCGGCCTTGCGCGCCGCCGCCTGCTTTGCCGCCGGAACCAGCTTGTCGAAATAATGCCCCTCGATCCGGATCAGCGGCATGTCGACGCCCTGGATCCTGGTCGAGACGACGCCGCCGCTCTCGGTATCCACCACGGCGCAGAGTGCTGCGGCCGGGATCTGGCGGGAAACGGCGATCGCGGCGATCGCGGAAATGGTGGCTGGGTTGAACATGGACGGCTCCGGTGATGATCGGAGCTGAGTTTAGAACCGTGTTGATAGGGTCAAATGCGGGGCGGCCCGCCGCTACTCGGCAAGTCTGACGTAATTCTCTTTGAATTCAACTTTGTCGACCGCCGACAAAGCGCCGTCGTCATCTCGCACGATATAGTCATCGTCGACGATCGGCGTCCCGGCCGGGTCGATCACGTACTGGCGGAACTCGGAAAGCCGGATCTGTTTCGCGCGAATGGCGGAGAGCAGCCAATCCGGATAGGCTTCGGGATCGTTGCCATAATTGAAGCGGACTGCATCCACCTGCTTGCCGCTGATCTGGTATTTCGCCACGGGGATTTCCTATCTTTTGATGTTGAAACTCAAACGAAAAACAGAAGTCCAAGCAGGATTCCGGCACCAACAAAAAGCGCTAGAAACGCTACGGCATGCCAGCCGTCAAACTCATAATGCCACGTCATTGGCCCTATACGATTGATCTTCACGCCCATCGTTTCAACTTCCGTAGGTTCTACAATCTTCATGCAAAAGCATTAGCCGGTCTTCACCCTTGCGAAACACGCAACTTGCATGGTGATACCCGCTGCGGCTGCGACGACAACTCGAAATGCTCCGATGATTTGTGACGACGACACAGCGGACACCATGAGGCCGGAAATTTGCAGATTTCCATCCAGAGTGCCACGGACCAAGTTTAGATTGACATCGGCAAGGCTCGGAGTGAATGCCAGACTATGATTGAAAGTAAAAGTTTTTAGCCCGGTAGTGGAAACGTCGATCGACGCTGACAGCACCAGATGCTGTTCCGTACGAAGGCCGCTGACGTTGCTGATCGTCGCTATGCCATCAACGTCATTAACGTTCGTGCCGTTGCCCGTGCAAGATCCACCGATGATCCGGATCGCCGTCGAGCCGGTGCGAATGTCATAACCGATCCCGGTATTGTTTCGCACGTCACAGCCCATGAAGCTGACTTCGTCGACGCTGTCGACGATGATGCCAGCCTGTGTGTTGTTTCTGGAAACCAATCCTACATAGGTATTGGTGTCGGCCTCGAGACCGGCGGCAGCATCCTGCCAAAGACGGAAGCCGGCATTATTGGCCTCCGCAATGCAGTTCGAAATACGCACATCCGGCTCGCTGATCGAGAAGCCGTCGCCGCCGATGCCCTGAGCCTTTCCGAATGCTATTTGCGCATAGCGGGTGATGGCACGCACGCCTTGCGTGTTGGCGATGTTGGTGCCCGTGACCTTGAAATCTTTCAGCGTCGAGACCTGATAGGGCACTTCGCCGGCAGTGCCGACCTGCAGGCGTATGCCGACCGTCGCCATAGGCCCGAAGCCTTTGACATGAATGTTGGTCGCCGTAACACCAGAACGAAGATCAAGCCCGGCCTGCCCCGTCAGCAAGCCAGTTGCGAGACCGAAGTTTTCGATATCGATCTCATCCACCACATTGCCATGCCCGGTGGCGGTATCATCCTTCCAATCGATCGCATCCGCTCCGGTATTGTAGCACTTCACCCGCCGAATAGAGCAGTTGATCAACGCGTCGCGCTGCATGCCGATCGCATAATACTGGCAATCGTGAATATACATGTCGTGCAGATGCACGCGGGAGCAGCCAGAGCTGACGGTGATGCCGGACCAGTGGTTTTCGTCGTCGCCTGGCAACGGCACGTTGTCACGATTTCCATCGATCTCGATATCACTGATGATGACGTCTTTGACCGTGATGATCGTTTCTACACGCTGTCCGACCTGAATAAGATCAGCGGTCTCGCCATCGGCGAGCTTCAGGATCGTGCCGCCGGATCCGCGCAGACGCACATGGTCATTCATGATGGCGATGGCGCGCATATTTGCCCAACTGCCGGCGCCGGGATTGGTATTCCTGCAGAGCGCCGTTCCCTGGCCGAGCAGTACCGTTCCACCGCCTCGATAGGCGATATAGCTCAAAGCCGCATTGATCGGGGGTGCGCAGTCCGTGAACCCGTTGAGTTTGGCGCCGATGCTTTCGGCCCGAACGGTCGAGCCGGCGGGCTCCCACCAGGCGCCGTCGGCGGATTGCCATTTCATGTCGTGAGGAGGCTCGCTTGCCACCCAGCTCCAGACCTCGATGCCGCCATCGCCGGCCTGGTCGTAGCCGGCAGTGACGACGCTGCGATATGTGGGAGGGAAGTGCACCAGCTTTGCCCCGCCAAGCGTGTCGACATAGGCGGTGCTGACCGAGTGATTGGCGGCGATCAGCGCTCTCAGCGCATTGTCGCCGGCGATGCGATCAAGCACCTCCTGATCGACGCGGCCACGCAATCCATTGTAGGTCTCGGCGCCATTTGCGAGGCCAAGGCCGTCGGTCCGCCAGATAAGAGGCTTGCCAGGATCGGGAAACGGGATCGGTAGAAGGTTGTTGCCGCCGTAAGCGACCTTCAGCGACCGGTCGATATCACGCTGCTGCTCCTGCTGAATGATGCGATTGCGATCGAATTCATCGTCCGTCAGCCTGGAGCTGAAGCGACCGTCGCGCACGATGGACGAAAGGCGGTCGAGGATCGCGCGGCCAAGCACGCCGATGACATCCCCGGCAGAACGGCCTGTCGCAAAATTTACCGCTCCACCTGTGGGGTCTTCAGCGCCTGCGATGTTATAGAGGGACGCATCGATTTCCACCCATTGCGAGGTCTGCAGCAACATGACCGCAACGTCGTCTTCTTGCTGAAAAGGGAATGGAATTGCGAACTGCGTCTGTCCGGCGCTGGCCGTATACTGACGAAAGCGACTATCAGGCTCGATCGGCAGGACTACGCTCATATGAAAATCGCCTCGCTAGTGAAACAAGGCGATTTTTTCATGAGCCTGATCAGGTCAACTCGTCATGGATGGAGTACTGGGCGGGGCTTTTTCTTCCGCTTCTCCCCGTCGAGGGCCAGGCCGCCCGCCTGTACCTGCGCGACCAGGTCGCCGGCAAAGGTATCGGACCCATCGGCAAGCGCGCGGTCGCGCAGCTCCGGCCACGTTTCGTTCACCGCGTCCGACGTCCAGACCTTGTTTTGCGCGAAGGCGGAGCCAAGCCGCTCGGCAAGCCTCGGGTTGATCGCCTCGAGCTCGCGGTAATAGCCATCCTCGGGGATCTCGGTACGCTGCGCCCAGCCGGCAACGCCGGTTTCTTTCAGCGCATTCCTGGCCATCGCCATGGCAAGCGAAGAAAACACATCGTCGGCGGCAGTGCGCTCGGCCGAGGAGATCTGGAGAGGATTGCCATCGTCGTCGGTTAGCCTGCCCATGGCCATTTCGCGCCGCACCGTACCGATCGCCTGGACTGCGCCACGGGCGCGGATCATCGGATGCAGCCGGCGAGCGTCGGCCGGCAGGCTCGAGACGGCGACATAGGCCTTGGCGATCGGCTCGAGCGTTGCATAGTAGTCCGCGGCGCCGGCACTGTCGCCGGCCTCCATCATGGCTTTCCAGCTCTTCACCTTGCCCTCGAGCGTGCCTTCGCGCTGGCCGACCATATCCCAGAACATGGTGACGCTCTGGGCGCCGCGGCTGGCATCCTTGATGAAGCGGCGCGTGATCGGGGCGTCGTCCCAGGCAAAGCCAGGCGCGTCCGGCTGCGCCAGGTCGTAGAGCGCCAAGGCGTTTCTGCCCCAGGAGCCGAGATGCGCCGTGATCAGATGATCGATCACGACAGGCGGCTCGTTGAAGATACGACCGAGTTGCTTGGAAAGGGCGCTGGTGCGGGCCGTGTACTGCAGCCAGGGCTCGAGGCCCTGCAGCTGATCGGGCACGATCGGCGCACCGGTGAAGAGATCCTTGTTGGCCTTGAGCTCGAAATAGCTCTTGATCGCCGGATTGCCCTCGATCAGCGACGGCGGGGTGACGGTGAGGAAAATGCTGTCCCGCCAACGCCCCATGGCGGCGGGATCCTTCTTCGCCCAGCTATCGAAGAGCGCTTCGCCGAGATTGATGGCAATCGCCATTTCGAAGGGCTTCGGGATCGCGACCCATTTTTCGCCGTCCTTCACCATCCAATGCGTCGCCTTGGTGGTCTCGGAAACCTCGTCGTAATCCTCATGCTGGCTTTGCAGCGCATAGAGCGAGACGGAACCAGCGACGAGGACGCCGAGCCGCGCCCAGGTCTTGACAGCAAGCGCCATGGCGGCGGTATCTTCAGGACCGGCCGCGACGCCGAGCATCTTGCGGGCAAGTGGCGCGATCATATGACGAGAGGCCTTGTCGAGGCCCTGCAGGCTGGCGTTCAGGAAGGGGATGACACGCGACAGCGCCGCCATGCCGGATCCGCGCCGATCGAAGTCGAGATAGTCGCGCGCCTGCCAGGACGCTTCCAGGGTCGCCTCGTAGTCCGACAGGCCACGCGCCTTCGCTTCATCCTTGAAGGTACGAAACAGGCCGAGCCTGGTCGCAGTTTCGGCGATCTCGGCTGTCTCGAGCAATCCGCGAAAAGACGTGAGGCGATTGGCGAACCACCCCTTACGCTTGAGAGCGGCGAGATCGCGCTTTGCCATCGCCTCCGAAAGAGAGGCCGTTTCGGCGCCACCGGAAATTCCGAACATGCGGGCATAGGACTTCGCGACGTCACTGCCAATGATGTCGTCCGTGGCGCCCTGCAGGGTGGCTGCAACTCGACGAAACGGCTTGCCGTAAAGCACGGTCGCCATGAACTGGTCGCGTACGAAATTGGCGCCGATGAATTCCGGAGACAGGGTAATGCCGGCACGCAACACGCGGGCAGGGATCGAGACCAGGTCGAGCCAGAAGTTCTTTTCGCCGCGGCCCATCATGGTGATGGCCTTGTACATGTCCTGGCCGAATTTCCCATCAGCCAGGCGTAGCGCCTTCAACTGGCCGCCATCGCGGAAGAAGACGATCGGCTCGCCCTTCTCGTTGATCATCGCCGGCCGGAAGATCGCGGCCTTCTCCGAACCAACGGCGCTTTCCACCGCGTCGCGCAGCACGGTGATATCGGGAACCGAAAGACCCGCGTTCCTCGCCGCCGTTTCGACCGCCTCGAGCGGATCGATCATGCTCGCCCGCAGTTCCTTGGTCGGAATGATCTCGGCGATCGCGCCGGATCCCGGGCCGGCGTTGAGGGAAAGGCGATGCAGCGCCTTGACGACATCGTTGCGGGCGATCGTCATATTGGTTTCATAGGCATCGGCCGCCATGCTCTCGAGCGGATTGATGACGTCGCGCTTCGATCCCTTGAAGCGCTTGACCAGGCCGCCTTTCATGGAGCCGCCACGGTGCTTCTGAGCCGTGATCTTCATGTCCGCCTCAGAGGTGGAGAAATCGCGAAGGCCAGGCACATAGTCCTTGATCAACAGGCCGCGATCATAGGTCTCCTGGTCGATCAGGCCGGCGTCGAGCTTCTTCTTCCAGAGCGCCCGGCTGAACTCATGCGCCTTGTCGGCCGCGCTGACAAAGGCGGGAAATTCCTTCTCCAGCTCGGCGATGTTAGCGTGGTGATCGGCTTCCGTCAGCTTGTCGGGCGGATTGGGGATATCGCCGGCGCGATAGCGCTCCCATTCGCCGACGGCGCGGCGCGACCAGAGATAGGCGCCGAATTGGCCGACCCGCTCCTCATCCCATCCGGAGAGCGCGTTCGGCTTGCCGGTTGCCTCGACGATCGCATCGCGAAGCGAAGGGCTTTCTGGGTGCATGCCGCGATAAGGCGCGACGCCATACATGACATCCATATGGCCGGCCGAATAGGCTCCCCGAGACATGCGGGCGAGCTTGTAGGGATTGCCCGACGTGTTGAGCTCGAGGTGCTGCCCCTTATTCTCGTAATGCAGATCTTTGAGGTAGGAGACCGCCCGGTTGATCGGATTGAGGTCGTCGAAACCGAAGGTGTATATCCTTTGCAAAACATCGGATATCGTCCCGCCGAAGCCGCTTTTCTTCAGCTCCTTGGCGGCGGATTTGATCCAGCCATCCTTTTTAGCGGACACGATCGTCGATCGCACGGCAACCGAAGACGGCGCGGAAAGGAAGGCGTTCCAGGCGGCAGATGCCTCGTCGATCGCCTTTGCCATCTCCGGCGCCTTGGTCGTCAGGACCTGCTCGAAGTCGGCGGCCAGCGCCGGCATGTTCTTGCGCAGATAATCCCGGTTCGTCACCCAGAGGCGGAAGAATTCCGCGAAGCCCTCGAAATCACGGCCCTTGCTCGGATCGTAGTCCAGGGCTGAAAGCGCCTTCGAATTGGTCTTGATGAAGGCTTTGACATCGGGGACATGCGCATCGAGATGATGGCCATATTCATGGGTGAGCGTGTCGAAGTCGTCGAGCGATCGAACGCGCACGACGCTGTCTTTGGTGTCGAAGGTCCCGAGAACGCGTTTGCCGCCAGAAATCCGGCCCTGCCTGGTCGCGGTAATGTTCAATGCCTTGGCGAGCGCGTCGGCCGTCTCCCGCACACGCTCGATCCGTCCGGAGGCCGCTTGCGCCGGCGCAGCATTGGCAACGTTGCCCCTCGATCGCTGAGCGTTCAGGCCGGCGGTCGGCTGCGCCATCATGAAATCGCCAACCTGCTTTTCCGATTTTGTCCGGGTCGAACGGACAGTGTTAACGATTTCCAGATCCTCCGCCCGAGGCTTTCCAGCCTTCACCGCCTTCTTGAGGTCGCGGATTTCAGCCTGCCTCTCCTTAATGAGGCCGGGGCGCTCGTTTTCTGTGAAGCCGGCATGACCGAACTGATCGTAGTCAGCGTCAAAGCGTGAATGGCCTATGAAAGCGCCGCTTTTGCCGGTCGATGTTAAGACCGGAGATCCGTCAAAGCCGGTCTCGTCGGTCGGTTTCAGCGAACGCAGCTCCTTGAGCTCGATCTCCGCCGCGCGTAAGCGATCGCTTGTCGCGAGCATTGCCTCCGTTTCCGGAGATGCCACAGCTCTGAGGATACTTAATTCATCAGCAGGGATTTTTCCGCCGTCGAAATCGACAGCCGCCAGGCGTTCACGCGCGATATCCGGCGTGATCTCGGCCGCGGCTGCCGCCGGAGCGGGCTGCTCGAGTCCGCGTGCCTTTGCAGCTTCGGCGGAAAGGGTTTCTCCGATCGTCGGCGATGGCGGCGGCGCAGCCTGGTCGGCGATCGGCGCCGACGTTGCGGTCGGAGCATTTTCGGGCGCTGTCGTTTCCGGGCGAACGTTCGGCACTTCCTCCGGCGCCATGACGATCGGCGCCTGCGGATCCGGGGCAGGTTTGATCTGGGCGGCGACATCGACGGTATTAGCGATCGGCGCCGGTGCATTGTCGTCGAGCTCGTCGAATGGATTGAAAGAGGTGCGCTCTCCCGGTGCCGCGCGGACGCCACGGCCTTCACCGCCCAGCAGATCGCCGACAACCTTGCCGCCGGCGCCACCGAGGCCGCCGACGCCGAAGCCGAGCAGGACGCTAGCCGCATATTGCTCAGGATTAAATGTTTGCTGTGTGCCGCCGGTGATATTGATCCCCTGGATCGCCGCATCCGCGACGGCATTCGACGCGGCGCTATCGACGGCGCCGGAAAAGATCCTGGCCCATAGGCCAGTGACCCCTATTTTCCCCGCGACCAGGATTTTTTCGCCAAGGCCGACCGGCACGAAATTTTCAGGGCTGGCAGCGGTGCCGGCGATCTGGCCGGAAAGCGCCGCGCCGCCATCGAGGAGCCCCTGCCATGCCGGGAAGGAGTCATAGCGCCGCTCGAAGCGAGCGCGATCGTCCCGGCGCAGTGGAGATGAATTATCCTTGATCGCGCCGGCGATTGTGTTCTGTCGGTTACCCGCCTCGAAGTTGAGCTGAAAGCGCTCCCAGAGACCAGGCGCCGGCGCCGATTGGATGAAGGAGCCGTCGTCGTCCAGGTCGTCGAAGGGATTTGCCATGCGGAGCTCCGATAGATGAGAGCCTGCAGCATAGGATCTGGAAAATCAGGTCAACCTCAACGCCGCTGTGCCGGCGCAGCGACTGGTGGCCCGAGTACGCGCGAGGAAGCGCCTGGTCCGAACTTTGCATCAAACTGCGATGAGAGCTGCGGATTTTGCTGCAGGCGCTGCATCTGCAGATAATTCGGGATTGGCCACACATCGGCCATGGTCGCGGACTGACGGGCGGCGCTGGGAACGACCTGCGTCGGATCCGCAGAAGGGCCGACAGGACCGAAGGTGCGTGGTGTGGTGCTCCCGGAATTGTCTGCAGCCGACGTTTCGTTGATCACCTGCCCCTGCCGCCGATCGGCGCCCGTTGGTTGCTGGCCGCGCTCGAGGCGTCGGAAATAGCCAGCACCAAGCGTCGCCATATCCTTGCTGATCCCTTGTTCCTGCAGGACCTGAGAGAGCACTTTGTCGGCATGAGCCCCATAGGTCGTATTGACCTGCGTCACGAGATCCATCATCGCTTTGGATGCAAGCCCAGGATCCGGCTGCGCGGAAATAGGTTTCGAGAGCGCGATAGCTTCCGTCTTGGTCAATGGTGCCTGCTCGAAATCGGAGATCCCCAGCGCCTGCTGCGCATGCAGCCGCGTCGTGACCAGCGTCTGCATGGAGGAAGGATCCTGCGGATCGGCCGCGGCGGCTGCTTTCTTGACGTCGGGAAACGCCTTGTCGACGACGGCGGCCGGATCCTGTGCGCGAGCCTTGATGACGGCCGACGCCTGTTTCTGCGCCGCCTCGTAGATCTCGAGATTTTCCGCATAGCCAGGCGTACCAGGCTTTGGCTCGATGGCGGCCAGGCGTTGTGTGAGATCCTCGGCCGACTGCGTTTCCATGCCGTTGGTGGCATCGTAGACCCGGCCAGCTTTTTCGCGACCGGCCTGCCATTTCGTCAGGCCGGCGTCACCAAGAAGAGTTTGCACCCGTTCGGCCGTCAGTCCGGATTGTGCCGGGTCGAGACCCTTACCGGTCGTCTGCAGGCTGGTAACGTCGTCGTCGATCAGCGAGGAGACGCGAACGGCTTCAACCTTGTTTTGCGCCTTCTCATGGTTCTTGCGCTCGAGCGCATCACGGCGCAGCGTGTCCGATATCGCCTTGACGCTCGCAAAGGGCAATTGCGCCAGGGGACCCTTGCCGGTTTTCCAATCGTCGAGGATCGCGAGCGAATATTGCTCTTTCTGATCGTCGCTCGGAAGAGCGTCATAGACGCCCTGGATCCGGCCACGGGCGGCGGTCTCGGCGATATTCTGCTTTGCGGTCTCGCCTTGCGCCGGCGTAATCGTGCCGGCGGCGATCGCGCCGTCGATCGAGTTCTGGATTGTGCGGACCTGCTTTCCGATGATCTCGTCACCGTTCGGATTGGCCCCCAGCACCTGAGACTGCCGTTCTAGATCAACGCGCTGCGCATCGAGGCCGGAAGCGTAAGATGCTTCCTGCTCATTACGAATTTGCGTCTGGTGGCGAGCGGCGATGTTCTGTCGATAGGCTTCCGTCCGATCGACAAAGGCTTTGTCGAAGGTCTCGCGCATTTGCGGATCCTGGGGGATCGCCTGTGCATACTGGTCGCGGATCTTTTGCGATGCCTGGGTGAAGCCGCCCGGGTCGTCCTGAAACTGCTGCGCCGCATTGAAGAGGTCGGTCGAAAGTCCGGCCTGCATGCGCCAGGAATAGGCACTGATCGCCGCGTCATCCATGGCATCGCCACGGATCGTGCCGTCGCGACGCAATGCCAAAGGTGCCGTTGGTACCACGGGTGCCTGATAGGTATTGGAAGCCGGATCCGCTCCGGGCGAGGACGGCAGTGCGCCGCCGCGTATGATTGCGGCCTCTCGTTTGCGCCGCCCTGGGTTGGCATCCAATCCTTCTACAGATGCCGCCAATTGTTCGACGTCACCGGTCTGAGCAGCCTTGACGACTGACGGCGGCAAAGAGCCATAATTATATCCGACGGACGTGACGACTGCCTTGGCGCTGTCGGGCAACGCATCGAAAGCCGGGCCGAGCTGCTTGCGCACCTGGGCGCCTTCGCGATTGGCGATGCGATAGGAGAGGTCGCGCTCGGCATCGTCCTGGCTGATCTGCATGCCCTGAGTGACCGGCACGACCTTTCCGTCCGCAGTGACGATCGTATCGGAGCCGTAACCGACACGATAGGCATTCACGTCATGATAAGGCTTGTCGCGAAATCCCTCTTCCTTCCGGATGAGCGCTTTCGCCTGCTCCTCCCACGGCCCGACGCCGGCAGCACCACCAGCTTGTGCGGCCGCCTGTTGTGCCTGCAAATAGGAAGCACCGGCGGCCTGGCCCTCGGTAAGACCGGCGAGCTGTCCTTCGCGCTGCGCCGCCCGATCGGCGAGCTTGCCAAGCGTGTCGGACAGGCTGCCGGCGACGCTGGCGAGCGCCCGCGAGGCCTGCCCGGTATCGACGGCATAGGAAGGGACATCCGTGGAGATCAACGGATCTGCTGCGTAACGAGCGAGATCGCCGGGAGAGCGAGGCTGACGATTGACCATTATCCGCGCTCCGCCAAACTGACGCCGTACTGCGCGACCTGGCCGAGCGAGGTGAGAAGCGCGCCACCACGTTGCGAACTCGCCTGGGCGCGCAGCCCCTGGGCGCGCATCTTGTAGAGCGAACGCTGAAAATCCGTCTGTTGCTGATCGATCGAGATATCCTGCGCTGCCTGTTGCTTCTGTCGGGCGGCATTGTCGGCGGCAACGCCCTGGGTGAGATCGATGCCGGCAGCGGCATAGGCGACGTCGTTCTGGCCGAGCACGCGCGCGAGTTCCTTGCGCATTTTGTTTTCGCGCTGCGTGCCGGCGAGTTGCTCTTGTCCAGACTGCAGGTCCGCCTGGTCGGCCTGTTGCTCGGAAGCGCGAGAGGATGCTGCGCCGGCGCCGATCGTCCCCAGCACGCCGAGAACGGTGGAGACACCCTGCAGCGCCGAAAGAACGCCGGACCCGGCCGATGCGACCGTGCCTGCTGTCGTCGCTGCTGTGCTAGCGGCGGCCGCGCCTGTCGTCAGACCAGCTCCGCCAAAAAGACTGCCGAGCGCCGAAATCGCCAGCTCCATATTTTGCCTCCTATAATGCAGCCTCGACGGTAATTGAGCGCACATTCAGTCTACCGGGCCGGATCTGGGAGATCGTCACATAGGGCGCATCGGAATAGCCGCGCAGATTTCGGATCTTGATCGTGCCCGTCACACCCTGGTCGAGCTCGGCGACATCGGCGAGCAACCCATAGCGATAGAGGTCGTAATCCTGCACCGCATTGCCATTGACCGAGATCGCAAGGCTGGTTGTATCGAGGATCGAGATCTGGACGCTGTGAATTCTCGCCTTCCGCTTCAGCACCGTATTCGGGCCGATGTCTCGCGGCGGCGGCAGCGTCGAAACGATCGGCGGTTTCCATGTGCCGACAGTGGCGGCGGAGACGGCGACCGACAGCGTCACGGTGCCACCAGCAACTGTGAAAGGGCCGAAGACGTTGCGATCGCCGATGACCCAGACTTGGCGGCCATTGAAGCGCTCGAGGCCGGTAATGGTCTTCTGGGCCGGCGCAAAGGCGAAATCCTGCGCCTCGTCGAGAAGAAGACCGGCTTCCAGCCGCTCGAAGAAACGGCCGCCGCTGCGTTGCGTGATGAAAGACATCTCGTTGCGGCCGTTCTTGCCGGTCGCAATGAAGGTGCCGTTCGTCGTCAGGCGCGAATAGGCCGTTACCTCCTGCTCTCGCAGTAGGGTGACAAGTCGCGCCTGGCCGTCGTCGCGGATGATTGAATGCACGTTTCCGTCCATCGAGGCATTGGCGCGCCGCACGGCCATGTCGGACACGCCATCGACCAGGTGCGAGGCGAGCAGGGAAATGTCTGTCGCGACGAAATTGCCCTCGACATCGGTATAGCGGAGCTCGCCGATCGTCGCGCCGTTCTTGTGGCACCAGATCGCCGCACCCTCGTTTTCGACGACCGGAACGCCACGCTTGATACCATTGCGCGACGCCTGGACGTGGTTCGGTGCGTCGGTTTTCGAGATCGTTCTCTCGGCGATCCAATATTCCGCCTGGCTGGTAAAAATCAGAAGATTGAGCGAAGAGACGATCGCCTCGATCTGCTCGCCACCGGCAACGTCCATCGGCACAACGAAAGGCCCATTCGCCTCGGTAAAGCGGTCGTCATAGTTGAAATAGTCGGCCGATTTCGATGGCATCCAGGCGTTGGGCAAAGACTTAAAGCCGCCTACGATCAGGCGTTGCGCATAGAAGCAGCCGCATTGCGGCCAGCCTCGCTCATTGGAAATCAGGGGTTCACCAGGAGAGACGCCGGCGGTCTGCTTGACGGCAACGATGGCAGCATCGGCCTTGTTGATGATGGTACCGGACACGGCCCAGCCGTCGCCCTCGTTACCATCGCCGGAAAACTCGATTGTCACGATACGGCTCGAAGGCGATGCGACATTGATCCCGGGCTGAACATTCGGGAGATCGCCGATCGCGGCGTCGATCGCAGTTACCAGCGTCGGCATATCGCTGTTGTAGGTGATCGACTCCGTCGTCTGCCCTGAGACCGTCAACGTGAAGACAGTGTCAGCGGTCGACAGGCCGACGAATTCCAACCGCCAGACGGCAGGGACGCCGTTGGTGTAGACGCCGCCGTAATCATAGTTTGGGATGCTCTCGAATGGCAGGTCGTCGACAACAAAGCCGCCATCCGTGAGCCTGATCCGCTTGCTACGCAGATCCTGGTGGAATAGCAGCAGCGTATCCAGGCGTTGCGCGTAGGTCATATAGGGCAGATAGGCGGACATGCCGGCGACGGTCATCGTGGCGACGAGCGATGTCGCACCCCAGGCGGTGCAGTTGTCGCCGGCGAGAACCAGGTCGTAGGAAGAGCCATTGGAGGCGTCGAAGGGCACAAGCCGCGAAGCATTGGCGGCGAGCGCGCCTATATTGCGCAAGCCGTCACGCTGACGGAATCCACCTTGCGGCGCGATCACGATGTTCTCGGCATATTTCAGGCCGGTCGCAAAATACTTGAGAGTGGTTCTGTCCTCGAGGAGCGGGTCGAGCTCGCCGGCGGTGAAGGCAGACTGCATGCGTCCTGGGCGTCCGACCATCAGGATCTCCAAGCCTGCTCGAGGGGATTGTGGTAGACCGCCATCCGTCGAGGCGGATTGGCGAAGGCATCCTCGAACAGGGCAGCGCGCATCTGGCCACCCCGGAAATTGTCGCTGGGAACGCCATAGGCTTCCTGCAGGAAATCCGCCTTGGTGTTCCGATCGCTCGCGATCGCATAGACGAGGTGGCCGCCGAGCGCGGTAATGGTCGCCATGCGGAACGTCGCGGTCCAGCGGTGCGGATCCGGCCGAAACTTGACCATGGCGAAAAGCGGATCCGCGTCGGAATGCACCTGGCCGTTGGTCAGAATGAAATCGGTGAACGGCTGGTCTGGGCAGCGGATATCGTCGGCCAGGAAAACCGGAAGACCGGTGTACGGCCCCGGAATATCGAACACGAATTTATAGCCCGTCAGCGGCGTAGCGCCGTCGAGTTTCGACAGTTGCCGCATTTCACGGGCAAACGCGAAACCGGACGGCTGCAGACCGAGATTGAAATCGACGATGTCCTCATAAATGAGTGACGCGCTCTGGCCACCCCCCAAGTCCTCCTCGAGGCTTTCCACCGGTTCTTCGCCGATACGGGCGCAAGCGGCGTTGATGACGTCAAGTGCAGTGAGTAGGACCATGAGCTCGCTCCGAAAAAAACAAGCCCTCGCCGGGAAAGGAGACCGGCGAGGGCAGGCAGAACATCAGGCAGCGATGTTCTGCGCTGCGATCGTCACGACGGTGCCGGTATTGGCGGTGACGACGTAGTTTCGACGCATGACGGTGCCGTCGAGATCGAGCGTCACGTCGATATGGTCGCCGACCTTGACGCGCTTGGCCAAGGCATTGAAGTAGCCAGCCGTCTCGACCGCAGCGCGATCGTCATTGGTGACGTACTTGTGAACGCCGAGATTGGCGCCCGCGAGACCGGAAGGATTGAACATGAAGTCGACCGTCCGGAAGCCTTTCACATCGTAAGTCATTCGAAATTCCTCTTGCTCGAGAAGGTGAAGCCAGGCGCGAACGCCTGGCCATGAAGTGTCAGACGACCACGATCGCCGAGTTGCTGGAGGTGGTAAAACGCTTGATGCCCCGGCCTTCCTGCAGCGGCGAGGCAGCGCCCTTGCAGGTCATGTTGATCGTCCACCAGTTTTCGTAGTTGTCCCACTGGGTGATGACCGAGAGGTCGGTGTTGTTGCACCAGCCCATCGCGCTCTTGTGCCAGATGAACAGATCCTGCTTATTGGCGGCCGGCACGGGGTAGAGATCCAGTGCATCTTCCTCGACGAACAGGAACCAGTTGACGCCGTTCCAGAAGCGGGTGTCGGTCGCCTTCACGAACGGCAAATCATTGCTACCGACGTGGTCGGAGCTGTTGACGATCTTGTTCGCAAGCAGCTGGTTCCACTGCAGGGAGGGCAAGCCGCAATAGACCTGGCCATCCCACTTGACCTTGTCGTTCTGCAGCATGCTGCAGAGCGTGAGGGCGTTGGCTGCGCTGAACGCGGCCGCCGAGAAGTCGACGTCGGCGACCGTTTTCACGGCGGCCGCCTGGGCGTAGATTTCGATATCGGTTGCCCGGCCGAGCGAATTGGCGCCGGATTCGTAGACGACTTCCTTTTCATCCACGCTCATGCGATCGACGTCGTATTCTTCGATGACGTCGAATGCCTTCCAGGTGGCGAGCGGCACTTCGAACTTCTTGCGCTCGCCGTTTCCGGGCTGATTGCGTTCGCGGCGCTCGATCTTCTTGGCCTTGGTCTTGCCGGCGAGCCAGAAGACGCCCTTTTCGTTGTTCTCGATACGCATGGCCTGCGTCACGGTCGGGCGCAAGCGGTTGCCTTCCTGCTGATAGATGGCCATCGCACGGTTGGCGTATTGCGTCGTGTTCCAGTTGGGAGAGTTCTGCGTCATGGTTGTCTCCGATGTTGGGGAAAAACACCGGGGAGGAGAGGCCGCCTAAGCCCGCGGGTCCGGAGGATACCGGAGAGGCCGCGGGCTATGCAGGTCCGCCCTGTGCTGATCTTGACGATAAGCGGGCGGGAATTCAGTCAACTTCAGCGGCTGGGGAACAGGCGGTTGTAGCCTTCGTCGTAGCGCTTCCGCAGACTTTCGTCGAAACGCTGGTTGGGATCCTTATGATCGCGATTGCGCGGATCGATGCGCGGATCCGTATCGAGCTTCTTCAGGTCATCTGCGGTCATTGCACCTTCGCCTCCACCTTCGCCGCTGATGCGAATACCGTTTTCAGAAAGCCGGCCGGAGAGGGCACGCAACAAAACATTGCCCGCCGCCGTGTCGGTCATGGCGATCAGCATGGCGCCGACGTCGTTCTTTAGAGCCTCGGGAACATCCTTCAGCTGCGTCGTCAGGCCCTTGGCGAAAGTCTCGGCGGCAACAAGCGCCTCTTGAGCGCCGCGCTGGTCGAGGCCGGTGGCCGTCTGGAATGATTTAAGCTCGCCGGCCGGATCGAAGGGGCGCGCCAGAACACCTTGATCGACAAGCGGCGAATATACGTCGGCGATGAAGCCGGAGAATTGGTCCTGACTGAGACCGTGTTTGTGAGCGGCAGCGCGGGCATGGTTGAATACTGGGCTCTTAGAGACATCACCGAAGTAGGGCTTCAGCTTATCGTCCGGCTCGAACTGGTAGAGATCCGGCTTTTCCGGTGCCGACGGCATCTTTGCGAGCTTGTCGCGCATGCCGCTAAAACGCGTATTGAGATCGGTGTAGCCGGCGACCATTTTGCCGAGCGTCTCGTCGGCATTTGAGCCCACGAACTCTGTCGGCAGACCTTGCGGCGCAGACCAGCCACCACCACCGTCTCCACCGCCGTTACCGCCATTGCCCAGGCCTTCACCCTCGAAAACCGGCCGAAGCCGGGCAAGAATATCCCTCATATCGTACCTTCCTTTCAGGTATCTCGAGGCTTCACAGCCTCATTCATGCCCAGGCCGATTTGCCGGGCAATCTCATGAGCGACCGCGTTCTGGCCCTCCCGCATGGCACCGAAGACAGCCATCGACATCGGATCGAGACCGAGGGCGGCAAAGAACACGGTGCGCCGAAGCGTGGTGTTAAAGAGCGTCTCGAGCGCCTTCTGCCCGTCTGGCGACAGGTAGAACCTCGCCCAGGCGGCGGAGACCGCTTGAGCGTCGGCCGATGCTCTTTCCTGCTGGACATCGAGCGCCTTGCGGATTGACGGGTCGGCCTTTTCAAACCAGTCCCACCCGCCTGATGCTGCGCTCGAAATGATGTCCTGCATGGAATTGGGCTGCATGGTTACTGTCCTCCTGCGCCGGCGACGGTCGCGGCCGTTTGTGCGGCGCCAGGCACCCCAGCGGCTTCACCGGCCGCCTGTAGCGCAACTGCGGCGGCAGCTTGCTGTTGCTGCTGTTGGTCCATTTGCTGCCGTTCTTCTTCTGTGACGATATAATTCACGGGGACGCCGAGCTGGCGGCCGATGTCGCTGAGCGCAAGCTCAAGGTGGGCGACACGGCCGGCGCCTTGCCGCATGAGAGTGATGACCATCTGCAGCCATTGCACGACCTTCTCGATGCGCTGGGCCTCGCGGGCCATGGCGAGAGGCGATTTCACCTTGATCCGGATCAGCAGCTGGTCGATCGGGATCTCATTGGGCAGCAGGCCGCGATTGTAAGCGAGCTCGATGACCCGCTTGACGGCGGGGATGGTGATCTCCTTGATCAGTCGGCCGTACGCGCCGATATGGTCTGAAGCCAGTCGCTTGACACGCTCGAGGATCTCTGTCGCCGAACGCACGGCCGCGCCATCCGGTGGCAGCGACTGGTCCATCATGGTCGCTTTCACGCCCATCCGCATATCCTGGAGCACCATGTTCGAGAGATCGAGGCGCGGATCCGGAAAGCGATTGATGGAAGGGCCGAGCGCGCCGCCATTGCGGGCGACCTTCCAGAAGACGCCTGGCTCGATCGGCGCTAGATCCGGATTGAACACGCCGTCGTCGACCGCCGTATAGATGCCGAGCATCGCGATGGCGGCTGCCTGCAGCTGTAGGCGCGCCGCCGTATTCAACGTCTTCGTGGTCGGCAGCGACAACATGCCGACGCCACGGCCGTAGGTTTCGCCTGGAACCCGGAAGTAGCGAGGCGTGAGCCATGGGCAGGTACGGCTTTCCGCCTGGTAGATGATCTCGTCCTGCTTTTGGCACCAGACGATCATGTCCCAGCGTCGGCGCTTCCGGTCATAGATCGTATCGATATAGACATCGAATTCGTCTTCTGGCTTTTTGGCGAGCAGATCCCGGAGTTTCTGGGAATATTTGCCGTCTGGATAGGTCTCATTTAGAACCCGGATGCTCATCTTGCGGCACCAGAAGATGCCTGAGATCTTGTTGTTTGCACCGCCCTCGAGGATGAGCTCGTCGATCGATACGGATATTGGCTCCCAGAGCGTGTCCGGATCATTGGATGGGTTCATGAGCATGGCGCCGGTGCCAGCGACTAGGTCGAGCGCCATTTCGTGGAACGACATGTCCCAATCGCCATTGTCGAAAAACGCGGTCGCGACCTTGCTGATCGGGACGAGCTGTTGCGCCATCTGCTCGCGTTCGCCCTGGTTGAGGACGATAGGCCCGGGCTCGAGCTCGAAATTTTCCTCGCCGGCCGGCCAGAAATCCTGCTGGACTTTGCCGGCAAAACGGAAAGCGCTGTCGATCGCCGTATGATCGAAGACCTGATCGACACGCGTCTGACCGGTCCCGGTGTCCCTGGTCGACTTCCGAAACGGTATGGAATAGCGATAAACATCGTCCATCAGCGGCTGAAAGCTGTCACGCTCCCGCTTTGCGACGTTGCGCCGCTGCTTCAGCTTGGCGGTATCGTACTCGGCCATCAGGCCTGCCCGAACTTGTCGGGGCCGGACCCGGAAAGACCGCTGTCGGTCAGGAATGTGAGAAGCCGGCTGCCGGTCTTCCGTCCCGTCGCACCGGCGGCGGCCTGGTCGGCTTCAGCCTGTTGCGCCGCTAGGCTCGCCAACGTTTGGCGCTGTTGCGCCTCCGCCTGCTGTTTCTGCAGGTTCGCGGCCTTGCTCGAGCCGCCCAGCAAATCGCCCATAGGTCCAGATCTCCCCTAAATCGCAGATCTTCACGAATTGAAAACCGCAGGCAACCGCGATCCGGCAACCTGCAGCAGTGGTGCAGATCACCGCGATTTCAGGGTAAGAGCGGGAAGCTAACGTCAACCGGATTTGGCGGATCAGCCAAAGCATATGATCTGCTCCGGCCGGAGCGATGTTGAACCAGGCTTCTGCGCCGTCTCCGCAGGGATAGAGGCCAAAAAGACCGAGAAGACGATCGCCGCGTCGCATCGCGAATGTCTCTCCACCAGACCACATTTCGCGGGCGACGGCCCAATGAACCTGCGTCGTTGCCCCTCCAAGCTCGGCCATGTCGAAGACCGTCGCCGGCGTCTCGATCACCGGCTTCATCGCGCGCCTGCCTTGTGGGGATCGAAGCCGCCGCGACCTCCCCAGGGCGAGGATCGTTGTGTAGAAGCGTGGTGCCCGCGATCGTCGCGCGGATCCGCGCGGCCGGCTGCACCGCGAATAATGCCAGCTCGACCACGGAAGCCGCCTATCAAGTATTGTCCAGCATCCTGCAAGTCGGCCCAGGGGTGGGTTTTTTCCGGCTGCTCCTCGAATTCGGTTGAAGCCGTCTCCTTCCGCCGCTTAAAGCGATATTTTCCGTCGAAGCCTTCGAGCAGCAGCGGGCACTTCTCAGGGCATATCAAGAGCTCGCTGTTGGGCTCGTGATATCCTCGCAATTCAGTTTTAACCGCATCAAGTCGCATGCCCAGCTCGTTCGATCCGCCGAAAGGAAGCAGGATCGGTAGCTCGAGGATCATCGCAATGGTCTCAAGTGCGGTGAGCTGGCCGCCCTCTCGGTCGGCGCCGTACTCCGCAGCGGGGTCCGCCCATATCCGGATTTTGCGTGCGTTCGGATATTCCTGCTGAAGTTTCATCTTCAGGCCTTCGGCAAATCTGGCAGCCCCCACGCCGTGCCCCAGATAAAGCTCATTGATCAATTTGATCCGAGTGCTGACCTGGCCGAACACTGCGGCGGGGTTGAGGGTGTTCATCGATATGTCGATCCCGATCCCCAGCTCGAGGCGCGGGTCGAATTCTATGCGTTGTCTCGCCACATGGATGATGCGATTGAATTTCTCAAAGACCGGCTTGCCGTGACGGGAATAGCCGAACTCATTGTCGACCATGCGCTTGATGAAGTGTTCTTCCTGGTTGCGCACGATACGGGCATAGTAATCCGGCTCGAGGTTGAATAGGTTTTCGGCCGCTTCCGATCGGCCGGAAGGTTGCCGGAAGAGATGTCGATCAGGCGAGATCTTCTTGACGAAATCCTTGTAGACCCAATTGTCGATCGTTGGCGCATTCAAGTCGCCGATAACCCTTCGCTGGCGCTGTCCGGAAACGATCGGCCGCCCGAGCTGCTTGCCGAGATCCTCGAGCTCGGCGACCGAGAGCAGCAGCTTGGCCGAAGGATAGCGTCCGACACGCTGCTCGAGGTCGTCGAGTGCACCATCCGCATGCGTATCGGCTTCGTTGAGCCAGGCGCCGGAATATTCGCGCCCCTTCATCAAGGTCTCGATCGAGTTTTCGCCGAGCCCGGCGAATTCTGTCACGACCTCGACGCGGATCCCGTCGATCCCCATGAAGCGCAATGTATGCGTGACCGGGCGATCGTTGCCTCCGGCCCACTTCGAGCCTGGGAAACCCTTCGGAAACCACTGTTTCCAGCTCTCAAGAACCGTCTTTTCCGCCGATCGGAAGGTGTCGCGAAGAACAATCCAGCGGCACATGCGGGTGGGCTTGCCGTCTTCCGGATGTCTGGCGATAGGGGCAAAGGTGGCGGAGATGATCCGGAAGAAGGCGCAAAGCGTTGTCTTTCCCCCACCCAGCGGGCCCATGATGAAGGTCGTGAGACAGGTGGAATTGAGGAATGATTGTCCAACCGGGCCGGGCGGTGTGTAATTGAACGGGTCGAAGTCTTCGGAGACCTCGAGCTGCAGGACGAGCTTCCGGACCTCCTCGTCGGTATAGATCTTGATGTCGTCGCGGGAGACGATGTCGGAGAGATGCTGGGCCATCACATGGCCCAGCCCAACAAAAGACTTGCCGGCGCGCGCATCAGCGCAAGCGCGCCGGCTCCGCTAATGCCGACCGAAGGCCGAAGGCCGAAGGGCGACCGCTTTTCCTTCCCTCCCCAAAGACAAGAAATCGAGTTTTCCCCCGACCCCGAAGGCGCGAGGAGAGTGCGGGGTGAACTTGAAACCCGCACCCCAACCCCCATCCGATTGAGCCCAGCCGCAGCGAATGCCCTCAAAATGCAACCTAGAATATGCCTTTGCCCTTGATGCAAAAATAGCGATCGGTGCGTGTGCGCCGACCCCTGGGTGGGGGGAGGGGGCCGCTTTCGGGGAAGCGCCGCGCGGCCGGCGCCGGAGGCGCCGCTATGCGGCCGGCGCATGGCATGGGAAGTGCGGCCGGAGAAAAAGTCGATCGCTCGAAAATGGCCGGTCCCCCTCAAAATCGAGGCGTCACGCAACTGATTTTTAGTCAGCGGCTCAATCACATATCCACCTGATTTCATTCGTCTTTTCCTTTCGTGGGACTTTCCGCCGTGGGACTTCCGGTCGATCGATCCGCTAACTTATTGATTTCATTAGGCGTTAGATCGAGCGGCCGACCGATCGAGAGACCGCGCTGCCGGGCGATCGCGGCGGCCTGGTCGAGCTGGTTCGTGCCCATGTTGATGACCAGGACGGGCAGGCGTTCGTCATCCGGCACGTCGCGCGCTGGTGCCTTGCCATGCAGATAGGGCGCGATCGCATCCGCCCGGGCCATCTGCTCTTTCACGATGTCGAGCAGCGTCGGCACCGCCTGGATGAGGAACTTGCCGGCCGGGCGCTTGGCCTGCTCATGCTCGATGAACCACGCCTGCAGCGCCACCGGATCGGCCGACATGAAGTCCGCCTGCAGCGCCAGGGGATCCTTGAAGCCCTGCGCCTCGTACCAGGCCGAGAAATCGGCCGTCTTCTTGTTCGTCGAGCCTTTTGGGCGGCCACGCTGGCGGAATGCCGCCTTCTCCGGCTCGCGATGCGCCAGCGCCGCGTCCGCGTCGGAGCGCCAATCGAGCCCCTCGCCAGCATTATCCTCGTTTATTTTATTCCCGCTCATGAGCGCTCGCTGTCTAGTGACTGTCTACACACTGTCTAAGTAAAAATATTCAATGAAATCATATATATACATATGATTTTAGACAGTTAGACGATTAGACAGTGCGTATTCTCGTATGCATATGCGTGCCTGCACACTACGTGAGAGTTTTAGGTGTCTAAGTGTCTAACTGTCTAATGAGTGAAAATTACCGAATGAATTCAGTAACTTCCGAAGCCGTTGGCTCTAGACACTCATTAGACAGTCTAGACAGACGACGCACAGCCAGCACACGCCATGCGTTACGCTACACCGGGGCAAAATCCGTCAACCGCGCTGTTTTCAGCACGCCAAAGGGTGGGGGTCCGGGATTTCCGCCGCAAAAACACACAAATGGGCGGTCCTGTGCTGCCACAGGTTGCGGCGGCTATTTCGTGAGCCATTCCTTGTAGTCCTTAAGGTTGACGAACAGGCAGCGGCGCTGGACGCCTGCGACGGTGACGCGATTGCCCATTTCACCGCCGGCGAGCATGATTTCCTTCATCACGATCTCCGGCGGTCCGCGCCGGAGCGCCCATTTCCAGCTGCCGTTGCCGGCGCGATCGCCGTATGGCGTGTTGATCAGCGCCGTGCCGAGGATCTGCGACTGATTGGGGATGACCAGGATGAGGCCGGTATCGATACTGCCCATCAGGCCGATGTCGATCGCGGCCAGCCGCTCCCGCGTGCCCGAGATCGAGACGTCCGGATCCATCTTGAGTTTCTGCAGCTCCTGGGCGACCGTCCGGCGCTGCCCGCCGGAATAATTGTCGATGATCGAGGTCAGGATCATGTCGAGGCATTTCTTCCACTCCGGCTCGACGCCCTCGAGTTCCGGCATCTTGTCCGGCGCCAGGCGCTCACCCCATACGCCGTAGCCGCCCTCGCTGCTCTCATGGGGTAGGCCGAGCGCCTCGAGGCCCTCCTGGCCGAGCATGGTATGTGCGACGGCGAGAAACGTGCCGAAGGTCTTCTGGCCACGGCTATCGTGGCCCGCTTCGCGCAGGATGGCGTAGTATTCCTCGAGCCGTTCCTTCAGGTCTTCCCATTTGTCCATCAGGACGCGCAGAAGGCGCGGCCCCACGGTCTCAGCCGCTTTCAGCACCGGCTTCTTGTTGCTGGTGGCCAGCAGCGGCAGCATTTCGACGATGACCAGGCGCGTCAGGTTTGCCGGCGGGATCGGCGGCGGGTTGATGCCGGAAAAGCTGAAGGTGGACTGGGCTTCGAAATCGACGCCCTTGTGGTTCTGTCCGCCACGGATACGCACGGATCCGCTGGCAGCATCGCGTGCCATCTTGATGATCTTCTGCGCCTGCTCGCGGCCCTCGTCGCCCTCGAGCTCGTCGATCGAGATTGGCAAGCTGTCGTGCCCGACGAGCTGATAGAGGCCGGCCTCGCTGGCGTTGGTCGTCGTCACCATCATGCGGCCGAGGATGGCGCGCAGCAGGCCATGCTTGCCGAAGAGCTCGGATTTACCCGTGCCGGCGTCGCCAACCGAGAAGATCGAGGGCCGCCATTCCAGCGCGCCGCCGAGCATGGCCACGCCAATCCAGCCGAGCAGGAACATGGCATCGATGTCGCCGCGGGCGAAATTCCAGGTGCGCAGCAGCTCGACGATGTGAATGGCCGGGTTGTCGGCCGGCAATACCGGCTCGCTCCAGGGCGCAAGCGACGGCGGCCGGCGAGGATAGATGAAATCCCCATGCTCGCCGGTCTCCTCGATCTTGCCGTCGAGCCAGAGATGATCGCCGCAATGCAGGATGAGATTGCCCTCGAGGTCGCGCCAGGCGCCACGGCCGCGCACCAGGCTCGAGCTGCTCCAGGCGCCGCGCTCCCGGCAGGCGGCATAGAGATCGCGGCGGATCCGCTCGCTCTTGAACGTCGGATCCGCAAACATCTTCTTCGGTTCCTTCGCCGGCCAGGCCCAATAGACGAAATCCTCATGGCCGGCGAAAAGCTTCTGGATCCGCTCGACGCCGAGGGCGCTGTCGCCGGTGTTGAACACCTGGCCCATCGTGTCGAGGAAATAGAAATTCTCGCCATCATAGCCGAGCGGCTTCACGGGGCAGTCGGCCGGCAGATAGCCGGTCGCGTCCTGTTCTCCATGGACCTGCCACTCGCCAGGCTGCACCCCTTGCCACGGCCGGCCAGGCTTGGGATAGGTCGAGCGCCTGTCGCGCTCCTTCATCTTGATCCGGTTTTGCGCGCCGGCGATCAGCCCACGCGTTTTGCGGATCCCCTCGTCATTATCGTCAGCCATCAAAAATATTTTTCCCAGGAGCCGAAAAGCGGTCGGAAAACCGCCTTTCGGTTGACTTTTGACCGGTCAATTTCAGTTCGGTGATTTGCTTTTCGACGGTTTCACAGCCGCCGGCTGATCATTATCTGCAGCGCCGTCGTCGCCAGCGGCGTCTTCCACCGGCGCCTCCAGCTCTGCAGCTTCGATATCCTGCGGCTGTACGGAAGCTGGTAACTCGGCCGCCAGCTCATCATGTCCGCTATCAGCGACCTCAGATATTTCGCCCTGTGCATCCGGATCCGCGCTCTCCGGATCGCCCTCGTCCTGTCCCTGGTCTGCAGCGTCTTGCGCATTCGTATCCTCCGGCAGTTGTCCGATGCTGATTGCCGGCGGCTTATCCGGCCCGCTGTGGGTGACCACATTTAAAGGCAGGCCGACGTCGTCGCCGGCTTCGTCCTCCTGGAGCTGCTCGAGCGCTTGTCGCCGGCGCTCGATTTCTGCCTCGACCGCCGGCTGGTCGGCAAGGAACTGCCTGGCGTGCGGCTCCATGTAATCGAGCGGCTGCGTTCTCGCGAAAATGCTGTCCTCGAGCTTCAAGGGCACGCTGTCGAGCTTCGCCGCGATCCGCGCATCAGCGGCCGCCTTCTGGGTCCGGCTGATCTGCAGGTAGGCGTGCAGGGACACCGTGGCGAACATGTCGAAGGCCCATTGCCTGGTGAGCGGCGCATCGACGAACTGCAGGCTCTCCGGCAGGTCCTCGACGACGATCCCGTCGATCCGTGCCTTCTGCCAGAGGCGGGCGCCGCCGGCATCACGCTCGGCGACATAATTGGCGAGCTCGTAGATCTTCTGCGACAGCTCTTCCTCTTCCGAGGGATCGCAGCCGATCCAGTCGCCGTCGAAAGCCTTGCTCCGGCCGCTCAGCACATAGAAGAGCTGACCCGCCGCCGCATGGCCGATCGAGGCCGCATATTCGAAGGGGTCGACCTCCATCAAGTCCAAAGTCTTTTCATCCGTCATCACCATCCGCTCCTTATTGCGTCGTTGACGTCCTTCCCCCATTCGGCCGGCATCGAGACCACCTCGACGGGCTTCCTGAAGCTCTTCAGCCGCGCGATCGCGCGATCAAACTGTTGCTGTGCCTGGCGCTTGCCCCAATCATTGTCCTTGAAGACGATCCAGCCGGAGACGCAGGCATGATCCGGCACCGATCCGAAGCCGCCGAGGCTGCCGGCCGACCACATGCGCAGCTCCGGAAAGGCGATGGCGGCCGAAAGCCCATCCTCGATGCCTTCGACCAGGCCGACGAGGCCGGGCGTGCCCTGAGTGGCAGCATCTTCGGCCGACAGGCCGGAAGCGCCGTTCGTTAGCCGGATGACCAGGCCGCCCGTTTCCGGAAACATCAGCTTTGCCTTCGGCACGTCGGCCTTGTCGGATCCGTCCGGCTGCAGGAATGTGTAGTGGCAGGCGCCGATACGGCCGCCCTGATCGACCATGGCAGACACCATCGCCGGCATGCGCGGCCGGCCGTCGAGCATCCAATATTCGCAGTCCGGACGGTATCGCAGCGATCGGCCGAGATGCTGGACGCGATCGAGCCCGGCATGGCGCGAGGCGAGATAGACGGCGGTGGGCGTGCCGGCGACATCCTCGCGGCAGGAATAGAAGAATTTGCGCGCGCGCGCGATCGAGCTCTCGCGCCGGTTCAGCTCTTTCGCTTCCGCCGCCTTGCGCCTGGCCGACGCTTCGGCTGCGAGCTGCTCGCGACGTGCCGGCGCCATATTGCGCAGCCCGTAGCGGTCCTCGACCCATTCCACCGCCGCCATCCGGCTATCGTCGTTGACGTCGCCCGTCAGCCCGAAGGCGACCAGGTCGATCGCGTCCCCCTTGTCGCCGGAGACGAAATCCTTCCAGGCGCCGCGGCGGTTGTCGCGCAGCCAGACGACCATCTGCTCCGGCTTCGATTTCGGTCGATAGGGATTGGCGACGTTCCAGAGGCCGCCGCGCAGATGCTTGCGCGAGGCGCGCAGCAGCTGCTCGACGATAGCCTCGAGATCGTCCAGGACCTTTTCCTTGGCGACGGAGAAACGGCTCATGGGAGCTTTCCCATGAGAGCCCCGAAGAACAGCTCTTCGTGTTTCCGCTCGATATCTTTGGAAAGCCGCCGGCGCAGTTCCAGGAACAGCACCGGATGAACGATGAGCGTACCGTCCGCGAGCGAGTAAGCGCCCGGCTTCTGCCGGATCTGACCGAACCGCTCGAGATCGTCGACCATGCTGCGCATGTCGTCGGAGATCGGAAGGGCAGGCGGGACCAGCGCGTGAGGGCTCTCGATGACCCGGGTTGAAGCAAAGCGGCTCATGCCTTACGCCTCCTCGGCCGAGGTCGTTTTATCTCCGGCAACGGATGGATAAGGGCGAAAACCTGCCCCCCCCCCATCGATTTCGGAGAAAAGATCGTCCTTCTGAGAGACCAGGATCCCGGCACCGATCAGGATCCGCGCCGGCTTGTGATGCACGGCCTGGCCGCCCGGGTGCAGCGAATAGACGTACCCGCCGTTTTTCACGGCGCTGTCGGTATCGGACGTCTGGCGCACCAGGCTCAAACGCCGGCGCACCATGCTGTCGAAGAGCACCAGGGCGCGCTTGGGAAGGCGGATCAGGTCAGTCATCGCTCGGCCACCTTCTTGACGGTGATGACGAGCGAGCTTCCATTCATCCGCATATCGAATTCGGCGAGAACGCTGAGAACGATCTTGTCGAGATCGGCATTGATCCGCTGCGCAATGCGCCGGCTTGCCGCTTTCGTCTCTTCGTCGCAGATCCGATGGTGCAGCTCGGTCTTGAGCATGCGCGTCATGGCGTCTTCGCTGATCGGCATGATGCTCATGAGCGCTGCTCCGGCTTTTTAGGTTCGATGAATTCGCCGTAGCGGAACGTTGGGATCGATCCCGGTACTGGTTCTCCGGTGTCGAGGTCGACAGTCGGCGAGCCTTCGAGGCAGGCGGCATGGCAGACGCCCAGCTCAATATCCACGGCGCAGATATCATCCGCCTGGAACGCCTCCGCACAGACCGGGCATCGATCGACTTCCTCGTCCTTCTCCTGCTTTTGCATGTCGGCGAGCCAGACTTTCGCGTCGGCTATATCTTCCTCGGCGCGTTGCATCCAAAGATCGAGCCGAGGCTCTCGTTTCTCGATCTCGCAGGCCATGACAGCCATCCTGGCGGCGTGAACGCGCAGCTCGCGGACGACGATGTGAAATACTACCGTGGTCTCGAGACCGGCCTCGAAGAGCTCTTCCGCCATCTGAAATGGTAGCGCCATGTGATACTTCTTGATAATCTCGTCGACCTTGGCGCGTAGCTCCGGCGGCACGTCGAAAGTCACGGCTAACTCTTCCGTCATCACTCACCTCCAAATGCAGCCTCGAGCCGCTCGAGCGCGGCGTCGAAGGTGCGGTCGTCCCGGCGGTCCTCGACCGCCTTCAGGAGCTTTGAAACATTCTGCTTGGTGCAGCCGCAGACATCGGCCGCCAGCGGCTGGCTGGTGCCGCAGACCGTCACCAGCAGGTAGATCTCGACGGCGCGCCGATCGGACGGCCGCAAGGGGCTCGCCGAAAGGCCGAAGCGGATTGCTTTGAGGGCGACGCCGGCGGCGCGGCGAACGACGCGGATCTCGCTCATGGCTCACCATCGAACATGATTTCGGCCGCTCGCTGCTTGAGCTCGAGCGTGCGCAGCGCATAACGCAACGATCGGATATGACGGTCGAAGCCGCGGCCGCTGCGCAGCATCCGCCGATAGGTGCGGTTCGAAAGTGCGGCCGCGCCGCAGAGATCCTCTTGCGTGATCGCGAGCTCGAGCCGGCGGCTTTCGATACGGGAAAGCGCCAGGCCCTGGTCCGGCCTGTAGGGGGTCCGCTGTTTCTTCATCTCGGTCTTTCAATTTCGGGGCATGGGATCCGCGCCGGCACAACGGACAAAGCCGGCGAGGGGTAGTCTCAGGTGTACGGAACAGAAATCTCGGTATTGCCGCCGGCGTATTCGAGCATCGTCTCGCGCCATCGGTTCAGATGCGTGAGCTCGCCATCGGAGCGGGGCAGGCGATACCGCCACACCTCGCCCTCGAGATATTCGACGCCATGCTGGAAGCCGGCGAGCGTCAGCCGGTTGCGGATCGTACCCTCATATTTCGACAGTACCGGCATGCGCGTCGTCAGCAGCCAGGCGGCACGCTCGGCGTCGGTGTAGCAAGACATCAGTTCCTCGAGCTCGTCGACCAGGGGATTGACCGTCATCGGGCACTCTCCCGAGCCTGCTCCATCAGTACGGAGCGATAGCGGTGTTCGAGCTCGAGGAGCTCCGCCTTCGCGACACCTAGCGCTACCGGCCAGAGATCCGCCAGGCGCTGACTGATGATCTTCTCTAGGATCCCGGCCGCAATGTAGGCGCCATCCACGCTACCCGCGAAAACCGGCTCGACAGTAATTCGTGGCGGGTCGGAGCCAATCACATCGGCATGTTGCTCGATCCAGGCAATTGCCTTCGCCAAGTGATCAGCTTGATGGCCGTCGGCACGCATGGTGTCGGCCATGTTCCGCAGAGGGTGCGTCATGCCCTGGCTCCAATCTGAATATGATTGAGCTGCAGGCCCTTGTTGTAGATCTCGACAAGAGCCTTGGAGAGCGCCAGTGCTGCATCGCCCCCCCCCATTTTGCGGAGCGCTTCGGCGTTGGCGATCAGGATCTTGCGATCCTTCGAGCGCAGTTTCAGCACAAGGCGCTCGACATCCATGGTCTTGTTGTTGCGATAGAGGCGGGCAAGCGCCTGGATCGTCACGCCGTTGAGCGCGCCGTTGTCTTTGGGCCAGGAGGCGAGCAGCGTCATGCAGGCCCGCGTGACGGCGAAATCGCCATAGGTGCGGATCGCCCGCTCGATCGCCGTCACCGCGCTGGTGCGGTTTGGTGCGCCGGATTTCGTGCCAGGTGGAACCACCTCACAACCGGCCTCCTCGAGGACGGCGCAGATCCGCATCATCGTCTCGTCGCCGGCCTCGAGACCGGCCCAGTATTTCTCGACGGTGGAGATCGACGAGCGGTTGACGTTGACGCCCAGGAAGCTTTGCGCTTCCTCGAAGGCCTGCCTGAGCACGACGATCGCGACGGGAACCTCGTCGATCCCGGGATGGCGCTTGGCCGCCTCGAGGCGGTGCTGGCCGTCATAGACGGTATAGGAACCGTCGCCCTGGTCGACGAGCATCAGGGAGCCGAACTGCGCCCAGGTGAAATCGCGCAGGATCTGCAGCACGCGCCGCTCCTTGAGCGGCCGCTGATAGCTGTCGTCGACGCGGATCAGATCCTTGCTCAACCATTCCAGTCTCGGCCGTTCGCCGATCTGCATATTGACGCCTTGCATCAGAACAGTCTCCCTTCCTCGGCTTGTTCGGCCTCGATCCGCTTCTGCTCGTCGCGAAAACGGCGCAGGTCGAAGATGGTCGCCGGTCGATCGGCCGGCTCGATGGTGATGGAAACGTAGCCGCCGATAACGACGTATTGGGCGATCCGGCTACCAGACCAGCCGTCACCGGCGGCGACCTGGTTGAGCTCGTCGAGCAGCGCCTGGTGCGCGACGGCATTGCTCGAGGCGTCCGTGCCGCGCTCGATCGCGGAAGCGAAAGCCAGTGCGGTCATGGCTGCACCTTGCAGCCGAACCGCAAAACGTCGCTCTCCACACATCGATGCGCGCCGTGGGAGACATCGACCGTCGCGATCGGTTGGCCCGGGGCGGGATATCCGATGACGCCGACGATCTGGCCGCCCGCCTTCACGAAGATGGCGCAGACCGAGAAGCACAGCGCGGTGCTCTTGAGCGTGTGGTCGCCGGGCTGGATGACCGCGCCGCGATAGATGAGGCGCCGGTTTTCCAGGAAGGCCTTGACGCCTTCCGTGTCGTCGTCGCGACCATTGGCGAAAATCACCGGCATGGTCAGGATCTCGGGCAGCGGCCCGCGCCGTAACTGCGTCGGCCGCTTTGCCGGACCGCCGAGAAAGAACTTTGCCGCCGCCTGGGCGAGGAGGGACCAGATCATCGCTTGCCTCCGTGCCGAGACTCACGAGAGAGTGCCGCCTTCGCCAGGGAGAGCAGCGACGTGACAGATGAAGAGATAAGGCATTTCGTTGATACGGTGGCCGCTACAGCCATGGCCAACAAGGCGGTTCTGACGCTGTATATGGCCGGTTTGCCGATCACGCCCGAGAATGCTGCTCGTGCATATGGCCAGTGGATCAACCCGGATAGCCCGCATTTCGATCGCCTGGTGCTTGCCGTCGATCGGCAGGTCAAGGACATGATGGATACGGCAGTCCGCATGTCGCCGCCGGCGGCGGGGAATGCCTGACGGGCAACAGAACGCGCAATTTCGAGGACGTCGGCACTATCGGACGGCGCGGAAACCTTGATCGCTGTGAAGAGATAATCGCTCATCGCGACACCTCGCCGAATTTCTCGATCGCCCGACGGGCGGCGGCAATCCAGTTCGTCAAGGCTCCGGTCGTGCCGCTGGTGCAGGTCGCGCGGATCCCTGCAAGCTTGAATGCGCACGCGCCGCCGTTAATATGATCGGTGAATTTTGCGCCTTCGGCTTCCGTCAGCTGGTCGACGATCTTATTGACGGCGGCATTGTATGTCGCGCGATCGTCGTAGCTGTATGCTGGCAGCGTCGCCAACCTGACCTCGATCAGATCGATCAGTCGCTTGAGCTCCTCGATCGGAGCCGCTCTCTTAACTTCTTGGCAGGCGAATTTGGTTTCAGTCATTGCCGCTTGTCTCCTTCGTCAATGTTCTCAATGACGGTCACCCCGCGATCGCGGGCGATCTCTTCCAGAGCAGCGGCAAGCTTCCTGCGAATTCTCTTCGTGGGCTGGCGCTGCGCAGCGCGGGCGCGTGACACCGTGCTTTCAGAAACATCGGCGACACGACACATATCGGCCTGTGCAATTCCGAGGCGATTGCGCAGGCTATCGATTTCATCCAGAGATTTTTCCATGGTTCCGCTGCAATTTTTCACATGTGTCTTGAATTTGCATATGGACATGTGATTTGCTCCACAATGTCAAGTGGAGTATTGCGTTTTGAACATGATGGCGGCGGCTGCGATATTCGCGCCCATGACAGACCTGCGCGAACAGCAGCTCGCCTGGCTCGAGAACATCACGTCCTCGAGCGGCTTGACATTGACCGACATAGCGAAGCGGGCGAACCTCAACCCGTCGACGCTCACCCGTTTTCGTTCCCGCGACGATGGCGGGCACGTCCTCACCTCCCGCACCGTCCAGAAGATTGAGGCGGCGACGGGTGTCCCAGCATATGAGCAGCGCACGCGGCCAAGCCTTTCTTTCTTCAGTGAAGAAGAAGGGGAGATCTTCAAGATCGACACCAAGGCCCAGGACATTCTCGTCGAGGCGCTTCGTTCTGTTGTGAAAACCACCAACAGCCTGGATTTATGGACATTGAAGACGCCGGCTCTTGCTGCTGCAGGCTATGGTCTTGGCGATATCGTGCTCGTCGATCGCGACGCGACCCCGCGCGCCGGCGATGCTGTTTGCGCGCAGAAATACGATCATCGTCGCGGTACGGCCGAGACAATCTTCCGGATCTATCGGACACCCTATCTGCTTACCGCTCTATCCAGTGGGCAGCCGGGCATGCCGGAAATCGTCGATGATGAGAATGTCGTTATACGTGGCGTGATTGTTGGTGGGTGCCGCGTCCGCGGCTGAGTGGGGATCTCTCATGAGCATGAAGTTGGGTGCGCGGCTGGTGGCCGCCGCCGGCGTAGGCGCGTTGCTGTTCTACGTCGGCTTTGGAATTCAGACCGTTGGCACGCTGAAAGACGACGATCTCGTCACGGTCAACAGCAACATGCTGATCTACGCGAGCATTCCATGTGATTTTGCACATATCACCGAGGCCTATGCGCCAGATGCAAACCCTTTCGACAGATATGATGAGCGGAAAGTGATGAAACTTTCCGAGGCGCGATCGATGGGCGCGCGCCCCGACGCTATTTGTCGGTCAGCAAAAGGCTTTGAATTCGGGCATTCCTCGCTATCCGCCGATCTTTGGGGTGGCGCTCGGGGCCTGGTGACTAAGATTTTCTGGTAGATTTCTGTGTATGAAATTCATCCATCGGATTTGAGTTTTTCATCTTTTCACATTTTCATTTGATTTGCACATGAAAATGCGCAACTCTTGCGATGCAACTGATTTGCACGCAGGAGACGCGCCATGTCCTTGGCAGACAGACTGGTACGGATCGAAGAGGTCGCAGCCGCCCTCGATCGCACGGAAGATTGGGTACAGCGTAACTGGCTGAAAATGCACCTTGAGCACGGCATGCCGCGCAAGCTGCCCACCGGCTGGCAGTGGCCGCGTGTCGCCATGGAACGCTGGATCGATGCCCACGGCTTTGCCGTCGACGACACTTCCGTCAATGACGAGCACGCCGACCTCGCCGCCGATCTCGCCGACCTGGTCGCCAACCAGAACCGCCGCCACCGCGATCGTTACTCGGGGGCAGGGCGATGATCACGCCTCTCACTGAAAACCCGGCCGTCGTTGATCCCCAGCGGACCCTGTCCAGCCGTCAAAAGGATGCGCTCTCCTCCATCGCATTCTATCGGCACCAGCGGATCAACGGCGGCCATTGGCAGGTGGGAAACAAGCGTTTCTCCACCCGCCTGGTCAACACGCTCCTCGAGCACAACCTCATCCAGCATCGCGGCCCAGGCCTGGCGCTCACCACGGCCGGCGAGATCGTTGCCGAGAAACTGAAACGGGGAGGCGCCCATGGAAGCGCGTGAACTGATTGCCAAGCTCGAAGAGATCTATGACGAGGCCGACGCACTCACCCGTCAGCTGATCGCCGACCTGAAGGAACGCGAGGCCGCCAAGGAGGCCCTGCAGGATCTGCAGATCCGCCGCCTGGAGCAGCGCACCGCAGCGATCGCCCTGGTCGTCGAGGCCAATTTCGCCAGCGGCGATCTCGATCGCGCCGAGCTCCGCAAGAAGGTCTATGGCCGCATGGGCTTCGGGAGGGCGTCATGACGGCCGTCGTCTGCACCGCCTTCATGGTCGGCATGATTGTCGGCGCCTGGGTGATCCTGTCGCTGCTCAGCCTGCGGCCGGATCTGGCCGAGGCCTGGAGACGCCGCAAGTGATCCTGCTCGCGATCGTCGTCGGCACCATCCTGACCATCGCATTCTTCACGGCGCTGCTCATGTGGCTGCCGTCCGTCATTCGCCGCACGATCGAGCGTCGCCGGCGCAAATAAATCTCGAACCCGGTGCCTGCACTCCTCACCCCTCTAGCCAGTGCGGGCCCTCAAGGCCGGATCCTCCGCCCCCAATCGGGATCCGGCAAACCCGGCCCGGCGGTCTCTGTTTCGCGTGACCGCCGGGCCGAATTTTCTAGGAGGCACCATGCCCAAGAGCGAACGCACTTCCATAATTCCAGCGTCATCGAAGAGCACCGCTCCCGGCAGCCAGGTGAAGATAAAGCACGTCGAGTGGCGCAACGGCCGCCCGCGCTTCAAGCCCGGTCCCGGCCTGCGCGAGAAGGGCTATAAGCCCAAGGATCTGAAGCATCCGGACGATCGCTGGTTCACCCAGGGTGAGGCCATCGACTGGTCCAATGAATTTTCCCGACTACACAAAGAGGTCGAGGCCGTCGCCAGGATGGCGCCGAAAAAGCCCGTCATCATCATCGAGCCGCCGAAGCCCAGGGGCTTCTATCCGGTCTCGAAACTGTTCGAGGAATGGCTGGCGAGCCCGCGCGTGCTCAGCAAGCGGACGAACACCATCAGGGACTACAAGCAGAAGGCCAGGGTCATCGAGAACCACGATCCGGATCTCTGGGCCTCAGACGTTCGCTCCCTCGACCAGCCGACCTGCTACAGCCTGTATGAGGAGCTGTGGGAGGAGCGCGGCGTATCGACCGCGCGCGGCGCGCTGACGGTCCTTGGCATGGCCATCAAGTGGGCCATGAAGCGCGGCAAGGTGAGGGGTCTCACCATGAACCCGGCCCGGGATCTCGAAATGCAGACGCCGGATCCGCGCGCCCGTTTCATCAAGCCGGCCGAGTTCGACGTCCTGGTCTGGGCAGCCGAGAACAAGATGCAGCGCATCGACCTGGCCGACATGCTCTATTGCGGCGTCTGGACCGGCCAGCGCCAGAGCGATCGCCTCGGCATGCTGAAAAGCGCCTTCCGCAATGGCCGCTTTGTCGTTCGCCAGGATAAGACGAACGCGATCATCTCGCCGCCGGTATCCAAGCAGTACCAGGCCAGGCTCGACGCCGCCGATCGGCGCCGGAAGGCAGCCGGGAAGACGAGCGACTACGCGCACCTTAATGAAAGCACCTGGGAACAGTGGAACGGCTACACCTACCGCCAGCTCTTCCGCAAGGTGCGCGTCGAGGCGGCCAAGAAGATGCCGAGCTGCGCCACCATCATGGAAAAGGATCTCCGCGCCACGGCCGTCACCTGGCTGGCGCTCGCCGGCTGCACCATCCCGCAGATCTGCGCGATCACCGGCCACAGCCTGAAGACGGCAACGGAGATCCTGAAACACTATCTCGCCCTCCAACCCGAAATGGCCGCGACCGCGATCGGCAGCCTGGTCGAATGGTACGAGGCAGGCGCGAGCATCGAAATGGCTGCCGTTTAAGGAGAGAACATGAGCGAGACGATTCGGAAGATCCGCAGTCTGTACGACGAGCTGGCAGCATTCCCGATGGGAATGGATGCAGCATGGGAAGTAAAAGCCGACAGAGGAAAACCGCTGCTCTACGGCCGAAATCTCGGACCGATCGCTTATGGCACCATTGCCACCTGGAAAGAATATGAGCTGATCGTTGCTGTCATAAATGCGCTTCCGGAGATTTTGGGGAAGCTGGCGAGCCTTAAGGAAGAGGACATCGATGAGATCGCTTACGAGAAGGCCGACGCGTTTTCAGACTGGTACGGCTGCGATCACTTGAAAAGGCAGCGGCTGACGGAGGCCTTCGCTCAGTCGATCGCAGTGGAACGAGAGCGGTGCGCTGGCATAGCCGATCGCAGGGCTGCGGTCCTGAGAAAGATCGCCGGGTATCACAGCGAGGTTACCGAGCTGCAGACGCTGGCGATCACTATTCGTGGCGGAGCCACGATCGCGGAGAGCGGCGATGCCCAATCCTAGATGGAAACGAAAGAAGGGTATCGAGCGCAAGGTCGGCTTTCGACGCCTTGAAAAGTGGTCACCGAAACGGGCACATAAGTTCGCGATAACCAGGTTGAACGACATCGAGGCGCTGATCGACGAGATCGAGTGTGTCTATGACGAGATCGACATGATGATCGTTCAAAGCTGCCGCGATCTACGCGCCCAGCTCCCGGAGCTCCGGGAGCTGATAGAGACGGCATGCGAGGCGGGGACCGAACTATGAGCTGTCCGCACAAAAATATCCGGTTCTGCCCTCTGTATCTCGCCGCCCACACGGGCGGCGGTTTTGGTTGTGATGATGGCCGGTTAGATGAGCAGACTTGCGCCGTCGCAAGAGGTCTGAATTATCGGAGCCAGATCGAGCGGATCCGCTTGGCATGTCCCGGCCTCGTGGAGCAATGTGAGTTTCGAGAGAGGGCCGAGGAGAGCCAGGAGCAGCGCCGGCGCAACATGCGTTTGCTGGGATTACATTGAAACTAGTGGATCGACTGATATCAACGTGATAGACAAAAGTCCCACAAACGAGATTTGTTAACTATTTGAAATCGTTGCAACCAACGATGACTTTTAATCAGTAGGTCTCGGGTTCGAACCCCGACGCTCTCACCAAGGCCTTTTCAAAGGCTTGTTTGGTGAAGTTAATCCAAGAGATAATGATCTTTTTCCGCTTGGGGTAACGCCGCCGCCAACGAAATGGCGACGGAAAGAACTGCGTTATTTGATCAAACGCAACGGCCGCGTTTGCAACATCGACCCATTGTCTGATCAACTTTTGGGCTTCCCAGCGCGCCTCGAACCATCCTGAGCATGTTGGCCGTATTTCCTGGAATGCCTTTTGCAAGGTTACCAGCATCTTTAGGTTTTTGAGGTAACGAGTCTTGGAACGAAACACTTTACGACCATTTCCGGCCGCCGTAACGCTGGTGATGAGCGACACCGGTGGATATCGACGTGTCAATACGGCACAGGATGCGACCGAGACGCTGCTGGACCATTGGCCGATTAGGGATGGCGAAGCTTACCTGACGGCGATCCAGGCATGTCTTGACGCAATAATGGAACGCACTCA